TACAGCTTGTCAGGGATTTTCATGGTTTGCTCCTTTCTGTGCCCGATTCGGGCACCACAAAAATTAATTCTTGTTTTCCAAGTCCGCGATGCGGTGGTTGGCAACCTTGATCTGCTCCTCCAACACTGGGACGCGCCTCGCAAAATTGTTATGCTCCCGAACTTCCCGGGTCAGCTCCTCCAGCTTAGTGTCGGTGACGGCTTGATGCGTATCCAGCTTGGCCTGCACATCTCGGGTGGTTTTGCTGCTGGTGATAAGTCCCCCCAACAGCGACAGGCCGCCGGTGATCAGCGCCACGATGATTGCTTCGGTCATTTGTCATCCTTTCCTGCCGCCAGCAGAGCGGCAAACATAAACCCTATACACGATGATGCAGGGACAATTAATAGCAGCCACAAAGGATCCATACAGCGCACCTCCTCACTCAGCTTGCGATCCATATTCCGGCGATGTAGATGCCGTACCCTGCGGGTATGTCCTCTTTTGGCCGGATTTGTATGGTGCCGGACGTACTCAATCGCACATCCATGTTTTTGAGGCTGTACACGCTTAGGGCATAGGTCGATGTCGGGATATGGTCACCTATGGTGGCCACGTCATACGTTGTCCCCGCGGGCATTGCCACATTCGTCTCCCCATACACCCGCAGGATGCCCATACTTAAGGTAGAGATATGCTTGGCCGTACCGCTGAAATTCTTCAGATATGACCCGGACGCACCGATTGTAATGTTGGCAGGTGTAAAGCCCAGCAACGTTAGTTCCCCGGACACGTCATCATAGCTGGCTATTGATTTCTCATTTTTTGCGTCATACACACCAATCGCCGTAGTAGATGATCCTACGCCGCCGTAAATGCGCACATTATGGACATTTGTAGCCACGTTTGTGGTTTTAAAATGTATGTTAGAGCCGTTGTCCGTAGTCGCATTGCCACCCATAAAAAGGTGTCGATTTGTGTGCAGTTCCCCATCGATATAGGTATTAAGCCCAACTTGCAAGGCTCTACTTTTGTCACAAAGACGCCCGATTCCAACGGATAGCATGGATTTTGCCCAGTAGAATAAGGCAAAGGACGCCGAAATGTCCCGCATGCTGGAATTGCTGGTGCTAAAAGCATCCGTTGCCACCACGCGCACTGTGTAGCGCTTATTTGTATCGGCCGGGAAAATGGTAGTGATGTTTTTGGGGGCATACTTATCGGCCTCCGGTATCGTCGGCGTTACGCTTGTCCACGCCTCCGTGCCGTACTCCCGGTACTGCACCTTGTAAGCCGCCGTGTTTTTGTTGGATAGCGCTGTGATGGCGGCGGTAAAGGTAACTTTGCCGTACTCTCCCGTGCGGTTCGCTGTGCCATTTTGCGTGCAGCGGGTGGCCGAAATGGCCGAGATGGTGGGGACGCTGTAGGGCTTTACGGTATACTCAACTGATTTTGTAGCCGTCCGCCCACGGCTATCAGTTACCGTGCATGTGACATACACAGTGCCGTAGTAAGGCAAAAGCCCCGTTGTGCCGGGCGCCGCAGATGCGGTATACAGTGTGCCGGAGCCAGCCGACCAGCCCACCTTAATGCTATAGGATTTAATGGTGCTGCCCTGCGCACCCGTGCCAGTGATTGCAACTCTGATTTTACTGAGCAGCTGCAGGAAATACCCGGTATATTTTGTTTTGTTGCCCGTTGGGTCAGTTACGGACACTGACAGCGTTGGCACCACGCTTGACGGGATCGCCAGCGTCACCGTACACTCCGAGCGCCCCACATAGGCGGTGCCGTTGTAAGTCTCACAGATGATCGTTGCCGCCAGATTTGCGCTATTGGGCGCGTTGGTGGCCAAATCGATAGGTGGCGTCCAGTTATAAGTCGTCTTGCCATCGTAACCTGTAATTTTAACCGCATTTTTGCTGCCGACTTTGTAATATAGTTTTTCGGTAAAGCTTGCGCTTTTGCGGTCAATTGTGATTTTAAGGGCGGTGCCAAGGGTGCCGGTTTTGGGTGCTGACACAACAGATGCGCGGGGGATGGTGCCCAGCGCCAGCGTCTTGGTCTGCGTGATTACGCCCGCGCTGATCTCTGTGTCCATCCACGTCCGCACCTTAATGCTCCCAGTGCCATCAGCCTTGTGGCTGACGGTGAGGGTGGTATCCAAGATGGTCTTGGTGGTATTTTGCGGCAGCGTAAACGCTACTGTGTGCTCGGTCTCTGTGCCGCCATTAATGGTGATGTAGTAATACGCCTTATCACCGGGGGCGTTGTTATAGCTGGAGCCGGTCTGCTGTGATGTCCACTTGATGCGAACTTTTGAGGTATTATTGGTTATGCTTTGGCCTATCTGTTCCACTGTTAGAGTCTGATTTACACTCATTGTTACATCCCTCGCTACGCTATAATTACATCGCCATTATCGTCTGCCTGTATAAGCACTTCACCGATCATAATAGTGGACACCGTAAGGCGCTTAGCTACTACACCATCCGCTGTGATTTCCAGTTCCGCCACATTGTCCCGTAGAAATTGGAGTGTGTCGTTATCCAGCCTTAGCTTTATTGGATTGTATGTCTCTCCAATTACCAGGCCATCGTCTCCAACATGGAACGATTTGGTAATGAGCTGCAAGTCATCATCCAGCCCCGTAATACGGACGTTCAGTGCGTCTGCCGTTTGCTTTATCTCACTTTCAGCCTCAGCGCGAGTAATTTTAGAGGTCAGTTCCCCGTTGATAGCGGACAATGCCGCAGAAAGCCCATCAACATCATCCTGCTTTATTATCAGCGCAGAGCCGAGTATTTTCCCATCGTCCGTTAATGCAATATCTGTGACGGTTTTTCCGCCGTCAGAAGAATATCCGAGTCCACCAGCGGACATAATCCACATCTTAGTATCATCTTCCACCGATGGTGTGTTCCGTATAACCCATCCGGTAGGGAACCCGTCATCGTCATAGGTAATCTCGAAATATCCACCCTTGGCCCCAATGATCCTTTCCGTAGCATCCCGAAATGCTTTGCGCACGTCATTGTACTGCTGCTGCACCTTTTTTTGTGTAGGAGATTCCACGGCGTACTCCGCGTCCTCGGGTCCGTAGCAAGTGATGTCCGCTGACATGCCGCCCTTGATGGTCATGCGCTGCTCCATAACGTAGACCGTCAGCGCCTTGCCGTCTCGCCCGGTCACGGTCACACTGTCCCCGGCCTCCACGGCGGGATTGCCGCGCCACTTGAGCTTGCAGGGCATAAGAGACTTGCCGGAAATTTGCGCAAGCACCACCGCCGCCTGCTCGGCGGTCATATAGGGGTTGGTGGATGTGATGCCCAACCCCGTGCCAACGCTGATGGGGTTTTCCTCCGTGCCGGTCAGTAGGCTGCTAATGGTAAATGCGCCGTCGGCGGTCAACTCCAAGCCGTCCATATACTGGACGTCCCATCCGAGCGTCAGCCCGTTGTCGGCGTACCAGCAAAACACAAGGTTGCCTGTGGCGTCAAACTTTGCGTTGCAGCCGATCAGCCCGGCCAGCCATCCAAGCTGCTGCCGCAGAGACCCGGAATAGGGTGTGGCGATCTGTATATCCGGCATAGTCACGCTGGGCGCGGTCACATGAGCCTGGGTGCAAACGTCTACCAGCATCTGCGTTGGCGTGGCGGGAAATGGGACGGTAGGCACATACTCCGTCGTCAGCCCTGCCATGCGGTCATAGCCAGTGATAGTCAGCCACAAATCCCCCGTCTTTTCCACGCCGTCTGATGGGATGTAAAACTTGCCCTTCGGCACAAACTGCGCCGCGCCGTCCACCATGATCCCGGCATAGGGGGTAAAGTTTCCGCCGGAGAGCGGCAAAGCAGGCGTTTGCTTGTAAATGACCACTTTGCACTGGCTGGAGAACGCCGCGCCGATGGTCACGCCGTCGGAGGAGCCGAACTGCTCTGTTATGCTGATTTCCTGCACATCGGAGGCGGCCAGCTCTGTCGTGCCGTTAAACAGTATTTTGCTTGTGATCTCCCGCCCGGGCGCCGCACAAGCGGCGTTAAATGCGTCTGTTACAGAGTACATATGTCACCTCTCGATGAAGTTCATGGACATTTCGCCCCATAACCACGTTCCATCCGCCTCCGGGCGCAAAATGGGCGCAGAACGATCACCAACATAGCAGGTGATCGTTCTATTAGTCCCCGTAAGCGCATCTGGGTATGTAAGCTTGAAAAACGGATCGCTGACGGCTGACAAAAGCGTTGCCATTTTTGCGGCGCTCATTGGGAGCCAGGAGCACTCGATCTTTCTCTTGACCGCCACGCGGTCCCGGAACAGGTCGCCGTTTTGGTTCCGCCCGCTGCCGTCTCCGTCCAAGTCAGAAATGCTCCATTTTATCTCGGCGGGAGCAGGCAGAACAACGACCGTCCCGGCATTCTTGGTAACTTTCAATACGTCCATTACTGCTCCTTACACCACCAGCGGGCTTGCGCCGGTGGCACGCACCACGGCGTTGTTTTCCTTCACAATAGTGTCAAATATTTTCTTCCCGTTAACGCTGTCCAGCACGATTGTGATATGATTTCCTCCGCCGCCGCTGTTTTTGACTTCCTCCCGGACGATCTGGCGGATCAAATCAGCCGGTGCCTCGATGTTTGTGCCGTGCTTCTGGTCGCCCAAAACGGCCAAAAATTCCCGGTTTGCTGGGATCACCGCGCCCTGGGCCAGGCGAGGAATGTGGACATTCCCCCAATTGACCCGTCCAATGTCCACGCCGGGGATCTTGTTCAAGATACCCGTGATGCCATTCACCATATCGCTTACGCCGCCCAGCACCCAGTTGATGCCCCGTTCAATACCCGAGATCAAGCCGTTCATGATGTTTTTCCCGATGTTCTGCCACCAGGCCGCAGTGAATACAGGGGCGATATAAGAATTCCAAAATTCTTTGATTTTTTGCCAAACGTACTTGATTTTGCCTATGATTAAATTCCAATTGGGCGCGATTGCCGCCGCCAAACTAACGCCACCGGCAAGCAACATCCCGATGCCCAAGGGTATTCCTACGCCCGTAAAAATAAGAATAATTCCGAGGACAACAAGAAAACCGCCGATCATAGCAAGAGCTTTTCCAAGAGGGCCCCGAAGCGCCTGCGTAATGCTATCCCAATTTGGAACAACCGCCGTCGCAAGCCCAACCGCTCCAGCAACTATTAGCCCAATTCCCAACGGGATATTTGCACCGGTAAATAGCAGTACTGCTCCAATTGCAAGCAAAGCGCCACTGACAATCGCTGTTGCTGCGCCAATAGGCCCTTTCATTGCGTTTTGGATTGCTTCCCAATTAATGGCTGCAGATGCCGCCAAAGATGCAGCGCCAACCAAAAGCAATCCTACTCCGAGCGGAATATTTGCGCCTGAAAGAGCAAGTATGGCGCCAAGTACAAGAAAGGCGGCTCCAACAATACCGGCAATTACATCTATGTTGTCACTTATAAACCTTGTTATGGTATCCCAGTTGACGGCAACAACGGCGGCCAAAGATGCAGCGCCAGCTATAATCATGCCAATTCCAAGCGGGATGTTTGCGCTTGTCATAACAAGGATTATGCCAAGAGCAAGCAAAGCTCCGGCTACAATAGTCACTATAACCGCAAGTGATCCTTGCAAAGTTTCTGCAATAAGGCTCCAATTTTCGGAGGCGGCGCCATATACCGCCAGCGCGCCAGCAACCATCATAGCAATGCCAATCGGTATATTTGCGCCAGAAAAAGTCAACACTGCGCCCAATGCAAGAAGGGCAATTCCGGTAAACAAGGTTGCAACGGCAGTCAACCCGCTACTGACTGTGCTTGTAAAATCCGGTGCGATTCCACCGCTTGCACTTGCCCCTCCCGAACTATCGGAATCTCCGTTCATGGTGTTCAGTTCATCAAACGGGGCCAGATATTTACTGGCTTTCTTTGCGGCAGAACCAACACCATCAATCGCTTTTTGCTGGTCATAAAGGCTTTCAGCCGCTTTCTGAGAAGATGCAAAAGTAGTCCCAAACAGAGCAGATAACAGCCGAGAAGCTGTATTTACCACCGTTGTAAGAACATTTGCGAGTAGCGTAAACGCCGGGATAACGATGTTTACAATAGGCTGGGCCAGTGTACGCAGCGCACCTTTAAGTTTGGCAACCGCCGCCATTGCATCGGTATTTGTCTGAATCGCCGACCACATATATTCCCTAATCTTGCGCAGTGCAGCCGTAATCAGCGTAAAAACAAATACGCACCTTGCAAGCCCTTTGATTCGGTTTCCAAGCTTTGTGAATCGCTTCCCGGCTTCCTCTGCAGCGGGGGACAACTCTCTTGTGCCATTTTTTGCTCCAGTAAGCTGCCCACTGAGTTCTCCCGCCTTTCTCTTTGCATTGTCAAGAGACGCAGCGGTTTTGTTGATTTTTGCATTGATCGTTTCCACCTTTAACGCCGCCGAATCAAACTCTTTCTGCATGGCGTTCACTTGTGCTTGCTGGTTTGCAATCGAGTCGGATGTAAAAAATTCCGCTCCGCTTTTCATATGTTCAAGAGTTGCTTTTGCCGCATCGAGATTTGCGCCGAGCTGTGCCGACTGCTCTACCAGCGGGAGCTTTTCTCTTTCCAGATCATTTAGTTTTTCAGATAAACCAGATATTTTCCTTGTAAGTGCATTGAGTTCTTTTTGCGCCTGCTTGTCGTCAACGTTTACTTTCACCACGACAGACCCATCCGCCATTGAATCACCTCATTTCGCTTGACTTTTTGCATTTTTTAGTCATAATAAAGATATAATTGTTTATAGGAGGAGAAAATATGGATGCTGTTATCGGAGTATTGAGTGTTATAGGCTTTATTGTTTCTCTTGCTTTGATTGTTGTATTTGCAATCAAAAAAAAGAAAGTTCTTCCGCCATTAATTTCGCTTGTTTGCTGTTTTACGATATTTGTGGTTTGCGTCGCATTGCCAGATAGTTCTTCGCCTTCGCCTGCGCCGAATACAGATAACAAGCAGAGCGAACAGACCGATGAGGAAAAGGCCAAAGAAATGCTAACAAAGGCCAGCAATTCCTTTGAAAAAGGCGATTACATTGATGGCATTTCTACTTGCAAAAGTATTCAGGAATCTTATCCTAATACCAATGTTGCTGCCGGTGTGCAAGATTTTCTTGCGGACAAATTTGCCCAATACCAAAATTTTTCGGCAGAAGACCTAATGAACGAATATATTAATAATGTTGTAAACGCAGATAAAAACATCACAGGAAATCCTGTAATTGTTTCAGGCGTTATTAGCAAAATAGATAAAACGGATTCCACCCTTGCGGTTTTACTGAGTTGCGATCAGGCCTTTTATGTAATACAACTTAATTTTAGGAGATCTGATGAATCCGCTGTTGCCGCATTAAACCCGGGAGATGCGATCAAGGTCATCGGCAAATGTGACGGATTAAGTGGAAAGATTCTGCTTGTATTTGATAATAAAACAAATGTAATTTTATCAAACTGCTACATAATTGATTGATTTGCAGCCGCCCCCCAAAGGGGCGGCTTTTATTATGTCCACTTGATGATAATGTCCTCGTCCCGCTCGGTGTATTGCCGTTTGAAATCCACAAGATGCTTATTCTGCTTGTAAAATTCCTGATCGGATTTATCCAGCTTTTGATTTTTGGATTTCTTTTTACGGATGCTTACCACTTGGGCAAATGTGCAATCACCTATTTCTTGGTATGCGGCTATAAATGTCCACCAGTGCAGATATTCAAGGGAGCGGATTTCCGTTCCAAGCACGCGATTTATGGGGCTTGCAATCATCGGGAAATCCTGCTGCCAATCCATGAGCTTAGGGCGCTTTTCATCCCGGTATTCTTCCTCGCCGCAATTTATAAAGGATATGCATTGCCGCACCGCGTTCTCATATTCCATAAACGGAATATTTTCATAATCCGGGTAAAACATTTCCATCACTGCCTCTGCTTTATCGGCGCTGTCCAGCTCCGGATCAGAAAGCATTTCCAAAATGTCCAAGATGTCCCGGTAATCAGACCGAATGGCGTATTCCTTCCCGCCCAGCTCCACGGATGTTGGCAGGCTGTATCTCATTTGTGGTACTTCTTGGTGTACTTGCTAATGCGCGGGTTGGTAAGCTTTTGTTCCCGGGCATACGCAGTATCCATTTCGTCCACCAGCGCAAAAAGCAAATTTGCCCAAATAGGGAATCCGTTGGCCAGCGCGTAAAGATTCAGCTCACCAAAAAGCGGGGTGCAAATATCAAATCCGAAGACTTCTCCGTTGATGATCTCCCGCATTTCCCGGTCCATCTTTTGGCCGATGTCAAAAATTTCCTTTTTATCGGCGTTTTTTTGCACTTCGTCCTTATACCCCTCGTTCATTTTGTCGAGTTTTTCAAACGCGGAAAAAAGCCGGCGAGACAGGCCCATATCCAGCGGGTTAAACGCAAATTCACATTCTTTCCCGTCGGTAGTCACAAAAGTTTTAGTGACTACGCCGGTATCAATTTTGATAATATTTTCGCTCATGGTGTCCTCCGATTTATTTGTATATTGCGTGATAATGGGGCGGGAAACCCCGCCCCTATTTTTTACGTTGCGGCAGTAAACTCGATCTTGCCGGAAGTGCTCTTCGCCACGGTCCCCAAAGTGCGGGTCCCGCCGTAGGTAATCTCACTGGCGATATTTAGTGTACCGCCGCCCTCGCCGCCGATGGAAGTAACGGCAATGGCGCAGGAATCGTAACGCTCGGCAAACTTTGCATCACCGCTGGTGGCGTAAAAGTGGCCGATCATCATGTCCTGGTTGGCCAGCGCCTGCGCATCGTGGTCTTTTACGGCCAAATTCCACATCTTCACGGCTGCTGCATCACCAGCATCCAAGGGGATGGGGTCAAAGGTCTGTGTAATAACGGGCTTTTTCATGGTCGTGAATGTGTTCCCCAGCACATCCTGCTTGCTCTCCTGGCCCCAGTCCATTTCCTCGCTGGCGTCCTCCACTCGCTTGCCGATAGCACTCCACACAGGGGACTCGGCGGAACCCGTATTCAGGTATGCGATCAAAAGTTCGCGGTCAATGGTCTGCCCTTCCGGTGTTGTAAAAGTCAAATCTGGCATTATGTATTCACCTCGTAATTCATTTTCATTAAGATTTGATGATCTTCGTCGCCGTTTTCATACACAGCGAACAAAGAAGATCGCGTAGTAGGCTCCAGGCTTACAACGCGTTTTCCGGTACCAATGTCGGGGCGCTTGCCGGTCGCCCAATCTCCGATAGCGTTTAACGTTTCATCCGCTGACAGCCGTTTGTCCATGCTGTTGCCCGGCTTAACCCGGTAAATGATCTTGAATTGATATTCCGCTTGGTAGCCCCCTAAAACATATCGTTTAACAATATAGGACGCCTGGATGGTCGAAATGGCCATTGCAGATGTGTCGGCGGGCAGGAACTCAAATCGAATCAAATCCACCGGCAAATCCGGATATGTGTTCAGCCAAACCAGCAGCTTGCGAGATACCTTGTCCTCCTCCGCTGCCGATACGGTTTTTTTAACTTTGTCCAAATTTTTCCACCGCCTTTTCTGCAATGCGTATCCATTTATCCAGGTTCTGCGCTTTGGAAGCCTCAAACCAATGGCTCTGTGCTTGCGGGTGCATCGCCTTGGAAAATACAAGGTCTCGGTTTGTCAAGACCTTCGTCCCGCCCTTTGGCGCAAAGGTGCTGCCGGTTTGCGGATCAACCATGACTTTGCCGTAGTACAAAAACCGCGCATAAGGCCCGGGGTAAATAATTTTGTTGCCGTCTAACCTCGTGCGTATTGTTAATGATCCTGTAAGCGCAGGAACAAACGGCTCGGTGTCTTTTATGACCTGCTGCCCAACAATGCTTTCAGCGCGGGTGCAGCTCTCAGCCAGTTTGTCCTTGATGGCCTCCATGCCGCCAAAATGCATCGCAAAGGTAACGGCCACTTATTTACCACCCACTTCCCAATGCTGCATATCTGCGCTGCCAAAGTCTTTTGCGTCAACCTTAGTCACATTCCAGCAATTATCGTGCGCCAATGCCACGCCCTCGTTGTCCGTTACAAATTCGCCTTTGACGAAAAATGTATCGCCACCGTTGCCGGTGGTGGATAGCGTCCATAGGCCCGTCCTGTCGCTTGAGGCAAAAAATGCTTGCGGCTCTGTATATGTCTTGGGTTTTCCGCTAAATCCATCCACAGCTTTTACCGTAAATGGGATATACAGGTTTACTGCGTCGGCGCCTTCAAGCCCGCTTTTGCGCACGTTAACTCCCTTTGCCGCCTCGCAGAACACGCCATCAAGCACGGTTACATATAGGTTTGTGACATCTTTTAGCGTGGCAGGGTCCGGTTCACGCACGACGTTGTAAACCGTTACAGTGTGGGGAGTGTACATCTGCAACCACCTCCGCGATACAGCAGCCCTGTATGGGCAAGGTATTCCATGCATGTTTCCGCCAGCAATTTTCTTGCGCCGTCCGTAGCACTCAATGCAGCAGCGGCGCTTTCTCCGCCGCTGGCCAGTGTGCGAGAATACCCGCCTACCGTTTCACTTTTCACGTCACCGCCGGTAAGCGCCGCCGTCAGCCTGGTTGCGGCAAGTTGCTGCGCGGTCTCGATCAACTGATACTTGTCCACCAATGCGCAGCAACACATCTTTACAGCGTCCATATCAGCGTTGTTTTTCGCCCGGTTTTGGGTGTAGTAATCGAGGAAGGAGCTGGCCCGAACAGCCAGACGCGGAAAATCTTCCTCGCTCACAGAACCCATATAGATTCCGGCGTAGTATGTATAATCAGCGTATGTCATACGGGTCAGCTCCCTTCCAATACTGCGATTATGTCAGCCTTGCGCATTGAACTGCTGACCCCGTCCACCCCGTTTCCCCTGGCATAATCAAGCAGTTGGGCTTTTGTCATGTTGGAGAAAAAAGAAGTTTCAGGGTCAGGCTCACTCAGCAGCTCGCTTAGCCCCCCACTGCCGGAGTGATGGAGCCGACAACCACGCCGTCAATGCGCTCGGCGAACAGCACCATGCCGTTGATAACGGTATCGGATGCGGTCATGTTGGTGTAATCGGGTTCCTCATGGATACCGATATAACCGGTGGCGTCGGTGGTGAAGTTGAACACCTCGCCCAGATCTGCGCCGTTCACAGGGATGTAGTACAGGACGATGTTGTCCTTGGCGGTGGCGTAAATCTTGCTCTTGGGGACGCTGGAGTTCAGAATCACAGTGCCCAGACCGAGAAAGTTCTCGACATAGGTCATGCCGAAAGCGGTCTGCAGGGTGATGTTGGCAGTTGCGAGATAGTCCGCAACATCCAGTGGGTTCATGAAATACACTGCGCCGATCTCGTCATCCTCGAACAGCACCTGCAGCTGGCCCCATGCCTGAGCCAAGGTCGCCTGGAAGGTAGCACCGCTGGCCGTGCCAGTACCGGTTGCGAGGAAGCCGAAGAAATCCTTGCGGATACCTTTTTGCACATCCTTCAGCATTTCATCGGTGGTCATTTCGACGGCCTGATCGTAGCCGCGATCAGTGATTGCCTCGGCAGAAGTGGCCTTACGCCACTTCTTCAAGGTGATCTCCTTGTAGTTCACAGCCTCGGTCTTGTACTTGCTCAGAGGGATGGTCTCGCCCTCGGCCACAGCACCGTCTTCCAGAGTGCCGGTAGCCTTGTAGCTCTTGAGCACAGTACCGGCCTGCTTGGCGATCTTGCGGGTAACGCCCAGAGCCTCCATCAACTTCTTGATGGAATAGCCGAACATTTCGGTAAACTCGATCTCGCGAACACGGGCAAGATCTTCATTCTTAATCAGCTTAGGATCAACAGCCATTTTTATTCTTCCTTTCTAAACAAATCCATATTTGCGGCGATTGCAGCGCGCCGCTCTGTTCTGTCGGTGATTTTCATAATCTCGTCCTTTGTCATAGGCTTGCCGCCCTCGTTGAGCCGTGCGCCCATGTCCAGCCGGACAGCAGGTTTAGAAACAAGGCTCTTATAAGTGCCGTCTACGAGAGCGTCAAGGCTCTTGGTGTCCTTGATCTTCTCGCCGTCCAGCTCCAAGGTAGACATTTCCTCGCCGCATCCGCGCATGGCAAGGTCGAGATTTGCGCCGGTGATGTTTTTGCTCTCAAAGTAAGCCCGGACAGCCTTTTCCTTTGCCGCCTTGCTTTCCTTTTCTGTGATGTCGGTCTTAAAGGCTTCAAAAGCCGAGTGTTCCTTCTCGTACTTCTCCTTATAACCGCCGTCACCTGCCGCCTTGAGATCATCCAACTGCTTCTGGATGCCGGGCAGCTTCTCCGCATCGGCCTTGTAGCGGGTCACATCCGCCTTTAGGCCGTCCACAGTGTCGGTATGCGCTTCGATGATGGTATCTACCTGCTCATCGGTGAGACCCATACCCTTCAAAAGTTTTCGTGTAAGTGCCATGACACTATCTCCTTTTCTTTGGCCGCGTTTCTTCGCGGACGATAGTTTTTATAAAAACCGCTGTGCTTCGCGGGTTTTACTTAAAACAAAAGAGCCAACCACCGAGGATTTCTCAGTAGTTGGCTCATCGTGCCGTTCCGTGCGCTCAATTGCGCTACGTGCGTTATTTACTTGCTGATATTATATCACGCCACGCCCAAAAACAGCAAGCGGAATGTTTCTCTACCTTTCGGCGTGATAAGCGTCTGTGCGCCGCTCCAATTCGTCTTTTCGTTTACCGATTCTTTGACTTCGAACAGGCCGTCGTTCTTGTGTTCATACGGGAGCAGCTTGCCCTTTTTGTCACGGTAAACGTACTTCTTTTCCAGCAGGAAAGAAACGAACTTCTTAGGCGGAACGTCCAACGCCTTTGCGGTCTCGCGGAAATTCAACAGCGTATTTCTCTCCACAAGCTGGTCAAAATACTCGGCTTTCGGGAGCATGATCTGATTTTCCACAGTAAGCGTGGAAATGCGAGCGTCGCGATCCGCAAGCGTTTTCTGTGCCATCAGCAACGCCGATGCCATTAGCTCCTCCGGCGTCATGTTCTCCTGCCCGTTAATGTAGCCGCCGTGCTTGCGTATGCTGGGGATAACCTCACTTGTCACCCATCGTTTGAACTTTTTCGCCGTCGGCAGCTTAGAGCCGAGGACGAGGGCGTAAAGGCCGCTTTCGTTGATAACTACCATGTTTCTGTTTTGGCTGCCGTCGTGAAACGCGACGGTGGCTTTGTCCTCACCATCTACATGGGTAGACACCGCATCGCGCGAATTACTGTACCCAAGCGCTTCCGCAACGTCCTTACCGACGAACCACGGCGCACCGTCGCGTTCCATCGTGCGGATATTCCCAAATTCGGGATTGTTGAAAATCATTAGTTCGTTCATGCAATGTCCTCCTTCTTCATCGGGCGCATTTTGATCTCAAGCTCAAAGCTCCCCTCTTTGCCGCAGAAAATATCTTTCACAATATAGTCCCCGAATACTTCGACCATAACATCGTCATATCCGGACGAGCCAGCACGGAAAAGCGTATATGCGCCTCCATTCACGGCAACATCAACTTCTTTCGGGTCGTGGATAAGCTCGCAGGCTTCTCTAACAGTAAGCATAATAAAACCTCATTTCTCTTGACTTTGAGGCTTCCCCGATGATAGAATGAGATTTACCAATGGGGAAACCTGTTGTGATTTGAACGCTCACGTTGTCTTGGTCGGACGGTGGGCGTTCTTTTTATTTGCCGATTTCTTCTTCAAGTTTCTTTCTGAACCACTCCGTTCGACCCTCGCCCTTTTCGGCGAGTTTTCTATCGAGTGCTTCGGCCTTTTCCTTGTCAACCATAAAAACTAATTGCTTCATGGCTTTCCTGCGCTCTCGGAAGTATTCGGCGCGGCTTTTTTCAGCCATTTCATCACCTCCGTTGTGGCTAACTACATTATATTTGTAGTTAGTTACAATGTCAAGAGGATTTATGAGATTATTTTTTCAATTCTTCCGCTTTGATGACCTGCGCTTTTACGCTACCGTCTTTCATTCGCTTTAGCTGTACCCGACAACCGGCGGCAAGCGCCTTTTCGATGGCGGTTTTTAGTTTTTCGTCAATCATACAGCACCTTCATCCTTTCCCGCTGCTCCGGTAACCCAGCCGCCGCGCTGAACGCCTTGTATTTAGCGTTTAACCGCCGTAGCCGTATGTTTACCGCAGTCTCATCTTCATGCAATCCTGCGGACTTGTAGGCGGTTTTTTCGCGCTTTAGCTTTCTAACCGTTCGCTCAATGCGGCGCTGCATCTGGGTTTCCTCGTATGCCGTGTAATCCTTGCCATCAAATGTGCATCCGTGGTCATCATCGATGTGCTCCAACTGTTCATTCGTGTAAGTGCGCTCGGACACGCCCTCAACCCACGGGAACCGCCTGTGGCGGCAGTTGGCCCCTTCCAGACCGTCAACAGCGCCCAGGCCGCAAACGTCATAAATGCTTGGGTAAATGTCCCCGACACGGACGCTGTAAACACGCCCTTGCCAATCCTTATGCGATGACCACGGTGACGGTCCCGGCTTATCTCGTGCGCCAACATGGGCCGATACTTCAAAATATGGCGTATCCAGATATTCTGCAGATTGCTCCGTATACTTGGCGCATATTTGAGATACGCCGGTCATTACGGCTCTTCGCACGGCAACATCGACATGATCCCGATGGCCGCTTTCGTAGTCAACCACTTTCAGACCGCTGTCCGCAAGTTCCTTTACCGCCGTTTTAATTGCCTGATTGTAGTTAATTGCACCGCTCTGCACCTGCAATGCTGCGCTGTCAAGCGCCCATTGGTAAGCTTTGGCAGGGGGGAGCATTGTACGCCCTGCGTCCACCAAAAATCCCATTGATTGTGTTATATTGCGCAAGTCCCGCTTTGTCTGCTGGTATATGGCCCAGGTGTCCTCGATGCTTACCAGCGTTTCCGGCTGAGTGATATGTGCAAGGTCAATGACGTTGGTGTAATACTGCTGATTGCGTTCCACAACATCATCAAGCAGTTTGTTTAATTTCTGCTCACTGATGCCGGTTGCTTTTTGTATGGCCTTTTTAATCTTTTTAAGGTCAATGCCGTGCGCCCGCAGCGCCTTGATGTCCTGCACCGTTACCTCGTTCAGTTCATCCGCAACTTTCAACCGGGAACAAATTTCATCCAGCAACACAAGCTCAAGCTCCCGGAACAGTTCTGCCAGATCCTCTGGGAGCGCATCAAGTAGTTCCGGGGTAAATGGATACCGGCTCATTTTTCACAACCCCAAAAGTCCCAGTGTTTTCTCCAAATCCCATTACTCGACCTCCGTTTCTTCCTCGGTTACCATGTCCTGTGCCTTCGGCAACGCCGCCTTTGCGGTCGCCTCGTCCTCGTTCATCCACCGCATGCGGAACTCCCAATCGTTCATGATTCCAGCGTTAAGAAGCTGCACGTCACGGTTAAAGTCCTGACCCTTGTCCTCAATGATGGAATCGTCAAAGTCAATGGAGATCTGGACGTCCTCATTGAGGGATGCGCCCATGTACCGATTTCCCATGCGGAGCAAGCTCCGGCACAACTCTGTGATTGCCTGTTCAAGCACAATTTCATGTTTTTTGATCGTGCGGAACAGGGTGCTGTTTTCGCTGATGACCTGCGTGGCAGTTGCGATGCTGCCCTGGTTGAATTTGTAATGGTTCTCACCAAAACCGCACTTGCTGGACAGGATGTTCAACATATCTTGCATGCCGGTGTTAAACTCCGCCGTCCGTAGCGACATATCGACCTGCTGCAAGATGTTGCCGTTGCCGCCTCTGTCCTCCGGAAGTACATAATAAACGGTCTCACGCTTATCAAACACTGGCCGACCGTCAATGCTCTGGGTTGCCTCCGGCTGCACCACAATGCGCTTCTTGCCCAACACAAATTCGTTCACATAGCTATCATAGGTGATGTCAACGCTCTTGAGCTGGTCGATGGCGTGGGCAAACGCAGCCACGCCAAGCGGGTTGTTTTCGTCAGAGTTTGCAATGTTCAGCCGGTCAATCACAAACTGCGGCTTGTCGCTGCCGGTATGAATCACCGGAGGAATTGTCTCAAACCCTTTCACGCTGGCCAGCGGGACTTCCTCCGCATCATACAGATGGTTCTCAATGTCATACTCGCCGTTGCGCAGCCGGTGCACCTGGATGTAAGTATATTCTGTGTCATCGACCTTCCGAGTGGATGCGAACGCACACTCGCGGATAACGCCGTTATCCCACGTAAGCGGGTAGATGTTCCAGGCGCTGACGTAGTTGATGCGAATGCGGCCAGAGTCAATGATTTCTGCCGTATCTGGGTTAATTCCCATGCCTTCCATCACCGGCACATACGCAACGGTTCCTACTGCCGCTTTGCGCTCCTGCGATTCGTTAGCCTTGACCTCCCAGTTGTTATCGGCAAAAACAGTATCGATAAATTCCTGTTCCTGTTTGCCTTCAAGCGTGATGTTGACTCGCTCGTTCATTAGGAGGTTGGCCCAGTCCTCGCAGACTTTCTTTCCCATTCCCACCGAATACCGGTGGCACTCCAGCTCTTCAATCCCATTCCACACCGTATAGCTGTGGAAATCTTCAACGTTTCCCTTATACCACGCGTTCCACAGGTCGATCAGGGAATAGAATTTATTGTCGACCGTGTCAAACCCGAGATCCTTTAATGCTCTCCGAATATTCACTATTTCACCGTCCCATCATGTGACCGGCACGTTCCAGGTCTTTGTAATAAGGCTCAATGCTGTACTCAAAAGCATCCAAGCTGTCGATGTCGGACGTGCCGTCATCCAAGCGCTCGTCCTCAAATTTATCAGGATCATAAATCGCGGTTTGCAGTGCATCGATCAGATGCGGGCAGTTGCGCGAAACCTTAAAACGCCCCTGTTTCATCAGCAGCACCACAAGCCTAATTCTATCTGTGATTTGCAGTTTCATTGCATTCTTGACCTGCGTCCCGAGGTGCATTTTTTGCGCGGTATGATCTAACCCCCGAATTAGCACCGTTTCCGCGCTATCCGCTCGTGTCTGGCTGTAACCATACTTTGATGTTATCAGCTGGCAGAACGTAGCAAAACGCCGGTTTAATGCATTCGGGTCAATCTCTTCGTTTTTGATGTATTCTTCTTCCAATGCCACAACACGGAAATCTTTTGTGATCCCGGTGGCTTGAAATTTCGTTGCGGATTTTGTACCACCGAAGTCAACGCCAATTGAAATGATTGAGAAGCTGGTGCCGTTTTGCTTGGCCCACTCCAAAGGGTCTCCGATCAAATACTTTTCTGTATCGTTGGCAAAGTCCTTATAAACGATGCCCTCTGCCGCTACCCACAGGCCGCGCACATACCGGTCATAAAATATGCCGGCATACATATTCTCGTACCGTTCGAGGGTGCGCTTGCTCAGGCCGGGGTTGTCCGTCATTTCAAAGTGTAGATACAGTGCATTGCGCTCACGGCTTCGCTTAATCCACTCCTGATAGAACCAGTGATGTGGACTGCCTGGGTTACAGGAGAACCACAACCGCGCACCGTCAACGGAACAACGTGCAAGCGCCTGCTCCACAAACGACCGCGGCATCAACACCACCTCGTCCAGCAGCACCCCCGCCAGCGTGCGGCCTTGGATCAGCGTATAGCTGGCCTCATCCTTGCCGCCGAACACCTCAAAGTAATTCGTCACGGCTCCGCGCCGCACTTCCATCACCTTGTCACCGCGCCGCCAGCGGATGATATAACGTTCCTTTGCCAAACTCATCGCCGTGAACGGCACGATGATGTTCTTGGTGCAGCTATCCACCGTGCGGCCACACACGCCGAAGCGCTGACCGCTGAAATTCTCCATCGCCCAGCGAACAAACGCCCACATCATGATGGAAGTCTTGCCGGAACGCACGGCGCCGTCGCAAATCAGCGCGTCATACTTGGAATAGGGGAAAGCGAGGATTTTTGCTTGCTTTGGGCTAATCATCGCTCTCAAGCTCCTTTGCCATTTCCTTTAAGCTCTGACTAAGCGCGTCTTCCTTCACCGTGTCGGCAGGACTGCCGCCGATCATCGCCCATTTGTCGATCAGTGTTCCCATCGCCGTGGTGATCTGGCTGAGATTTGCCGCCGCCAGCTTTTCCGGGTCATTGAGCATTTCAAGCCCCTTACCGATAAACGAACACACAAGGTCTTTGTGGTCGTTCATGTACTCCATCACATCGGCGGTGTTCTCTTCCTTTTTTTGCTCGCACTTTTCCACAATGTCGGCATTCGCCCGCACAAGGTTCTTAACCGTCGTTGCGGACACGCCGTTGATTTTCGCTGTGGCACAATAGTTATTCGTCTGCACATAGTCCGCCAGTATTTTCTTCTTCTGCCGGTCTGTCAGACGCGCAGCCATTGTCACCACCTCGCACTTTTATTTGTCACCAGCCCCCACCCCTTGGCTACAGTAACAGTCTTTCCCCTCCCATGCGGACCTCTTGGGCCTCTCAAACATGGGCTACACACTATTTTTGATATTTTCTATTGACAGAATGCATCGGATAGTATATGATTGACTTGTCCGATGCAGGAGGCGCTTGCATCGGTGGGAAATTCGATCCTATTTCCCGTGGATTGAAATACCAAAAACAGTATGCTGGGGAAAAAGAGCGGAGTTTCCGCTCTTTTTTCTTTTTATTGTGCGGCATTGCAGTCCTGCCCTGCTTTAGCGCTTCAGGGAAAGCCCTCGTCACTCGCTGTGGTCTCCCCTTACGGGGCACCTATGCCGCGTGTGGGGCATACGCCCCAAGAAAGCCCCTTGCGGGTGAAAACGATTCAACGTTTTCATCTGGCGCCGCATATTGGTCGTCTTCCCGCTTAGATTGTCACATCACCGATTGCTGCTTTACATACACAGCACCATTACGCTGAGGCGGTTCCCTCCCACGGTGCAGTTTTAAGCGGGCATTGTCATTTCCATGTGAGCCACGACGAACGGTCTCACAGTGTCCGGGTGCTACCCGGCCTCTTGTGCAGGTGGCTGGACTCGAACCAGCGACACGATCTCGGGGAAAGATAAGCCCCTCTCTCTAACCATCTGAGTTACACCTGCATATAACAACAGCCCATAGGTTCCCCTACAGGCTGTTTGTGCCGGTACGCCCGTTTCCGAGTCCGCTTGCGCAGTGCGCCCAATACCGGCGGCGCATGGAAGGGAGGAAAAGTGATGATTGGGAAAACGCGTGAATGACCATGTCCTATCATCCACTGTACCTATTGTAGCACATCATTAAGTGGAATTTGGCTCATCTTTCCTATCGAAACCACAATATGTAGCGATGTCGAACAGGAATTTCTCTTTCCTCCGTCGGAATGTCGCTTCACTTATTCCCGGAACAATAATCCTATTGCGGGAATACTTGTGCTTGCCCTGACAGTTGCGCATAATACCATATATTAGCTGCCGCCGGATTGTATCGCTGCCGATATCTCTGCCGCAGCGGTCTATAGCGTATTCCACCGCCAGCATCTTCTGCGTCTCCGGCCATCGCTCTATGGCGGCCAGCTGCTCCGCCTTACTCTCGGCGGGCCTACCAGCGCCCGATCCAGTTGGCATGCCCTCTGTGGCACTATGCGTCCCGTCCAGGATCTCCGCCCGGGCCTCGCGGTACGCCCGCACCCGGCGTGGATATCCACGCACATAAGCAATGCACTCCAACCGCACGTCATAAGGCAGTGTCGCCTTTTTGCTCATTTTCCCTCCTTTACTCCGCGCTGTTTACCATCTTATATTCCCCATGCAGAGCCTTTTCAATGTCGGCCATCTTGATATATCCGTTGTTTTTGGCCTCCACCAGCTCCACAAGGCACTGCTGTAGGTATTCCAGGCTGCGGGTGTCGTGCTCGTCCGCCGTCTCCTCCCGCACATGGAATCCGCACTTGTCCAGCAGCACACAGGAAACATTGTCCATGCATTGTTTGGTGCCATCCAGGCGGCCCAGTTCGTATGCCTTAGCCGGATTATTTGGCACCGGTCTGCCGTTTGCCCTTTTGAGCATCGCTATTACCCCTTTCCTCGTATTTGCATACGCCCGGTGTATTTGCCACTGGGCAATAATCCGCACACATCGGGCAATCTGCGTTGACGCATACCTCGTCTTGCATCCACTTGCATTCATCATTCATCTCCGTCACCGTCCTCCAGATATTCGCACCACGGAAAACACTCTACGTCTGATCCTATTGCGGGGCATTCCAGTTCGTTAGGGCAAGTGCAAATTAACATTCCGCACCTTCCTTCCGTTCGCCGCTACTGCAAAAATCATCGTGCTGCACCAAACTGTAGTCCCTGTAATATCGCTTGTACTTGTTCCACACATTTTTGCATTCTTCTCCGCGCCAAAGGCGGCAGTGCATATAAAAATTTGCGTTTACCTCGCAATTTCGTTCCAATGACTCTGCGTTTATGCAATCGCGGCACCTGACCACCGGCACAGCATCAACGGTGGGCGTATCGGCTATGAGCTTCTGGATTTTGCTGTGTGCGGAAAAGTTTACAAGCCATTTCAAATCGTCTGTAATCTGCACCTGTGCAGACATATAGGCCTCTGATTCCTCCATAGCCATTTGGTCAGCGTCAATCAGCCGCATTTTCTGTACCTCCGTCCATTATAGCGCCGCAGTTGGGGCAGTAGTTCTCATGCGCATCTCTGGATGTTTCCGCACACTCAGAGCAATAGTAGTGCCCAATTTCGCACTCCGTGGTTGACCAGTCAGGTGTACAATGTTCGCAAAATGCCGTATGGCAAATTTGACATTCCGGCCCGTTGTGAAAACCGTTGTCAACTCTCCATTCGTCAATGTTTCCGTTTTCGTCCTTGTACCACAAATGTCTCTTTGTGAATATCCACCGCCCATGCACCACCGGGGCAACATCAGCGGCGGGAGCATCGCTTGCTTCCCGCAACACTTTGGCAGCCTGCAAGTATGGGATTTCCTGTGGGCTCTCCGAGAACACATCCTTGGTGTAAACAGCACCGTGATAACGTTTCGTGTTTTCGATTGCCCTCGCCCCGGCGTTCATGGCAAGCATGAGTTCCTCCGTGCGTTCGATGTATTCAGCCATTGTCAGCCCTCCTGTTCTTCCTCCCCGTTAGATACAGCCGCGCCCTCGTTTTCTTCAACACAGCAATTTGTGCATACGCTCTCTCCGTTTGGCAAGCCGTAGCACTTTTCGCCCGTTTCGATGCGTTTTCCGCAGAACGCGCAGTAATCCCACAGCCGTCCCATCACATTGCCTCCACATAGCACCAGCTTTGGGGCGGTCGCTTAATATGACCGCCATTTTCGCATGATGCGCACCCAAATTCATCACACACTTTGTCTATGCAGTTTTCAAACGGGCGAGAAAACTTGCTCAACTCCTTCGGCGTATCGTAGATTTTCAGGTTGGAGATATGCCAGCCGTAAAGCGGTGTTCCGTGCCCATAATCCCATAGTGCCCCATTTTCAAGACAAGTCTGTAATACATAATCATCGTCAATGTCATAGATGCCATACGGTTCGTTTGCCGGGGCAAGTCTATCTATGCGGTCACAGGTAAACTCGCCAATAACCTTGCCGTTTAAGAAATTGTCTTTCGTGTAGTTTTCACACAGCATTAGTTCTATGCTGTAGCCGTGTTTAATGCCCTGCTCTGGGTGACGATACAATTCATCGCTGTTCAGCACATGACAACCACAGATTGTCCGATACCTGACACTTGCTTGCGTGCAATAGATATAGCACTTGAACGGCGTTTCCAGCTTTGGCCGCGTCTTGCGCACCTCAATCGTCTTTTCGCCGCTGGCAATCTTCTCGCACCACTCCGGGCGGACGCTCAGCATAACATCCTTACTCATCCTTCATCGCCTCTAATGCTTTCTCCCACCGAATTTTCATCTGCGCCGGGTATAAATCCACCTCTGGGCGGCGCTTTCCCGTCCATCGCAATCCACCAGCCTGTCCCACGCATTTCCATCCACTGGCTTTCAAGCTCGTGCCGCTTTCGCTGTCCAGTATGTATGTCACAAGCCGCTTATAGCCCATTGCCCTTGCTGCCCGCCATGCGGCGGCGTAAAGCATAGAGCAGGCGTTCCGTGTGCCATCCGTGCATAGCCGGTTTACTTCCAGTGTCCACCCGTCATCAAGGTGACGAGCGACAGGCCGGCCTACAATGGCCACACCCACGATTTTCTCCCCGTCAGAGCAGCCAATCGAAAACTTGTGTCCTACGACCGGCTTATGATGGCGGTGATACTGCTCAACATAGGCGTTTGCCTCTTTTAGCGTCATCGGGCATATCTCAAGCATCCTTCATCGCCTCCAGTGCTTTCTCCGCCTCCTCGCTTACCGCAGTAATTCTCCCATGTTTCACCAGATCACAGAACACATTGTAACCCATGTGAAACACAATTCCGCAACTGCTGCAATAGCGAATTGCAAGCTCTACATCCTTCATAAGTCGCGGACTGTCGATGTTTTCCTTGGATAGCAAAGTGCGCCCACTGGTAAATGGCAGCACCACCAGCCGCCCGTCCTTGTCGGCTTTCAACAACTCCAGAATCCGCTCTGCCTTTGACGTGTCATCACTAAAGACAGATTCGATGATGGCCTTTGCGTTTTCGCACTGTTCCGGCGTCAGCCCCGTGTCCTCGTAGGCGGCGAGGCGATTCTTGAGTCGATTGCGGCAGTACAGCGCGGTGCAGTCAGCCATCGGCTTACCATGCTTACCCGTCCAATCCGCTTTGCACTTCTCGCAGTCCATCATTGCCTGTCCATCGGTGGCGCGTTTTGTCAGTCGTTCCATCACTCCACCTCCTGCATCCAGAACTCGCGGCGGCAGTCGCTACAAGTGCTATTAGGCCTTACGCAGCCGTTATACGCGCTCCTGTCCGATGGAAAAATCGGACTTGGGCATACTCGCAGCACGCCATCATCCCCAACAATCGCCTCTGGCCACTGTTCCAGAAACACGCTCTGCCGCGTCTTGCGCGGGTGTGCAGCAGACCATTCCTCGGTGTTCTTCACAATTTGCGCCGCATCAACGCCCCACACCTCACTCATGGTGCCGCACATTCTGTTCCGCTCCTCAATAAACTTCACAGCGTCCATATTATCAACCTCCTATCTCATATGTCGTTTCCCAGCCTTTGCAAACCTCGCGCTCTGCCGCACATAGCGCTCCCGTGCGGCGGTGTTGGCTTGATCCACCCAGGGCTTTTCCTCCAGCCGCTGGGCCTCGTACTCCCGGAACGCCTCGCAGCTCTGCCGGCAGGCCCCGCATGGGAGCCTGTCCGGGCAATCTTGTACGCATGGGCTTTTCATTCGGCCCACCTCACAACTTTTTCCCGCACGCCCCATTGGAGTGCATCCTCGTGGCTATCAAAATACAGATCCAGCCGGTTCCCGGCAATGGCGCCGCCGGTGTCCTGCACGGTGTATGTATGGCCGTCCAGTTCGATTTCCGTACCCATCGGAAGCACATCTGGGTCTGCGGCAATCGTCACGCCCTGAGTGGCTTTTTCGCCGGTGGCTGTGTAGCCATTTGCGTACGCCCCACAGCATTTTTCGCAGGGGCAGTACGCAGTGACGATGAATGTCTGTTCCTGCGTCTGCGTGGCATCCTGTTGGCGGATTTGTGGCATTACTTCTTCCATCTGCGGCAAGTCGGCGTCCTTAGCGTCTTTTGCGTCTCCGCCAAGTTGCCACCCCAACAAAAAACAACACATTGCAAGTAACCCAACCGCCAGCCCCATCAAGTATTTCTTCATGTTCTGCCCTCCATTGCGTCAAACAGCGTTATTTCATCACTTTCGGAAAACATCTTCTCCTGAGCCAGCTTGTAAAAATTCCGGTCGATTTCAAAGCCATACGCTTTTCGGCCCAGCTCAGCAGCCGCCCGAAGTGTTGTTCCAGACCCGGCGCATGGGTCTATCACTACATCACCTGGGTCCGTAAATATCTCAATCAGCTTTTTAAGCACCTTGACGGGCTTCTGCGTTGGGTGGATTCGCGGGATTTCTTTCCCGTCCCGCTCCCATGAGAACCAGTCAAAAACCATCTTCCCGGTTCCGCGAATGGTCTTGCCGCTTTCGTCCAGCTCCCGCCCGTTGTTAAATTTCGGCAGCTTATCCCGGTAAAGTACAACTGCAAATTCCGTTGCGCCTACAATCCGCATATTGGCTTTAAGCACTTGTGCAGAATAGTTTTTGCAGAAGAAAATCGGATACCAGTTTTTGAAACCGTACCGCGCTCCGTACTCCGTTACCGTGTGGATTTGCTCAAACGCGCAAAACACAATCATTGCCGGGGCTTTACCTCTCTGCTTTGGCTCAGGCTTTAGCAGGCGGGAGCAGAAATGCATATATTCTGCGATCTTAAAATATCCATCGGAATTAAAAAACCGGCTTTTTGCAAATTTGCTTTCTCCGTTGGCATTGTCGCCGCCGTTATACCACATGGGGTTGCTGCCATAGGCATCTGCACCAATGTTGTATGGTATATCTGCAATCACAAGCTGCGCCTTTGGAACCCCGTATTTTTTGTAATTTTGAAAATTATCGTGGTAAAGTTTCATCATTTTCCCATCATTCCGTCCTTTCGTCCGCCTCAAACTCCGGGCAGCTTAGCACCAAGTAAGACTTTGACTTGCGGCCTGGTATGCCGAGCGATTTTACCGCCACCCATCCCGGCACTGGCTCAAATCGTACCTTTTTGGATCTATCCAGCTCCGTCCAGGAGCATCGCCCAACAGCTTTTTTACATCTCCAACAGAGCGTCCCTCTGCTTTCCGCGTTGTTTTGGTTTGTGAGCCTATTTTCGCTTATCCGGCGCATCTTTCTGACGATTGCATCACACTGTTTGCAAGTTGTCCTCCACTTGTTGGTATCTTTTTTGTTGTAGTTTGTGATTGGCTTTTCCATGCCGCAGCGCTTACATACGCGCATCTCAGGTTGTCCCATCTGCGCACTCCATCTCCCGAATAAATACCTCCGTTCGTGGATTCTGCTTGTCGTACAGCACCCGACTCCCGTCGTGGCTAACGATAATGCCGCTGTGATCGTCCTTGAGCACACCGGCCCTCACCAGCACATCGTCGATGGATTCCAGCAGATTTGTCAAATCCACTCGCCGCCGGGTAGGCATATAAAACAGGCACTTAACCTCCACGGGGTCCTCGATTGGCACACGCACCCGGGCGGACTTGCAGTGCCACACCGCCGCCGCTTCGTAGTCGCGATACTGTCGGGACGGCATCACAAAGGGATTTCCCGTCTTGCTGCTGTGCATAATCTCCTGGTGGTTTTTCTTGGTGATTGGTGCCAGCGGCACCGTAATCTCAATCATCGTCTCCCTCCCCTATCGGTACGGCCACATACTTGGGCCGTCCTTTGGTACGCTTGCCGCCGTACACGGCCCTGTAGATCGTCCGCCAGCTGACGCCGCAAATGTTGGCCAGCTCGATAATAGATTCCGAAACAGCATCCGGAAGCTCGTACTTGTCCCGGCTTACTCGCATGTATACCGTCATACGCCCCTCGCTTTCCCGTAATCATCAAATTTGCAACTTGCAAACACGGCTTTATCATTGCACCATCTCGCAAATCGTTTTTGCTCGGCAGTTGGATCTCCGCCGTCGTAATCCCTGTATGGCTGTGCAAATGTGGTAATTCCCATTTCCCGCAGATGCTCGACGCGGCTGTTAGCATCATCCACGTCTTGTACCAGCACATAGCACCAATGTCTCCATGTGGGTATACCAGCCTCCCGCAAATATTGCGTCGCTTGCTCTATCACTGGAAGCATGGCAGAGGTATCGCAGCTCATGCGGACAAATTTGATCCATTTCAGGGCCGCAAGCAGTTTTGCTGTCTGTTGAGTTATGAGCCGCGCATCCAATCCTTGATTGAAATCTACACGGACATTCTCATGTCCCATTCTCTCGATCTGCTCTAATCCGTGGTCGGACGCAAGCACATTGTTGTCCATAAACACGATGTCGCGGCTATCCGGGCGTTTCACTTCTTCCCATGTAGCAGCAGGACGGATATGTCCCTCTTTTTTCGGCACGATACACCACGGGCAGTTTCGAATGCACCCGCGCGTTAAAAAACCTATCGCCGGTTTCCATGCGGGGTACAGTGAGTAATCCGGGAATGTCCGTTCGATCTCGTCCGGCAGGTGGCCATAATCCTTGTATCCCGTCCCGCCCGAAATGATCTCGTCGGCATTGATGCATGTTTCCTCGTCCGGGAAAAATGTGAATACCTTGCTTTTGTATACCCGATCATAGTGCGTAAAACCATCCCACCATTCCACGCTGTCTCCCCGCGATTTGTGATACGCGGCCAGCCGCATCAAAGCAAGGTTCGGGAAATTGTGCCCGTCAACATCGATAAGTCCAATGTTCATATAATTAACTCACACCGCCAATCCGTCCAGCAGCTCCTCCACGGTCATCTGTCCCGGCACCTGCATGGCCTTTGCAAGCCTGCTGTATGTGGCCAGCTCGTCCAGAGCCCGCTTGCGGTACATGTCCAGCAGCGCCTTCTTGTCCTCGTCGGTCTCGGCAAGGCGGTATCCGCCGTCCTTCAGCGCCACAATAGGCACACCCTGCCGCCGCTGCTCCCGTATCATCCGGCGGTTCTCTCTGTCCGGCATACCGGTGAGCGCTTCCAGGTTCTTCCGGGTGTATGTAATGCCGGGAATCATGCGTAATGTGGTCATGTCAATCCTCCAATCCACCCCACTGCTCCGCCATCGCCTTTGCGACAGAGGGGAATGTCTTGGAGCGTTCCTTGGGCGTTCTCCGCCCTTTGTTCTCCCATTCCCCAGGTCTGGCGGCTCTACCGTGCGGAGTAGTTTCCACCCATTTTCCAGTTGGCACTACGCAATTCGTGGCCATCAGCAATGGTAAGTTTTTGAGCCATAAGCATGTTCTTTTTAGCCAGGCATCCCCGAACATATATGGTTGTATAATCTGGGAGTATGGCGGTAGACCGTGAATTTTTCCCGGGACCGGGTTTTCAACAGCAATTCTCGGAATGTCGGCATCCAGCATCTCCATAAACATGGCCCTGGCTGCTTTCGCTTTTTCCATGCGTCCAGGCTGAATCTCACCGTTGACTCTAAGTCTGTTGGCTCCAGCATTGCTGAGATAAGTGCACGGTGGATGTGCAATCAGCAAATCCCATTTGCCCACATCATGCGTTTGTCCGTCCATCGTGGTCACTTGCCCCCCCTTGATAGCCACAAGGGCGTCGCCTAAAATGTGCCACTCTGGGTGGCCGCCGGACGGTTCCTGTATGTCACAGCTATACGATTCATGGCCTTTTGCCCGAAACGCTTTGCACACCTCCTGCGATTCTTCGCAGGCAACCAAAACTTTCATTTCAGCCTCCAATTTTGCTTTTTGCCGATGTTCAGCATATAATCCCTCGCCCGCTGGTTGATTCTGCTGCCAATCGCCTCGTCCCAGCTCAAAATGCGGTCAATGGTCAACTCCGTGGAGATGATCGTGATTGCATCCGGGTCAATGTACCGGGCATTCAGCAGGTCAAAGGCGATGTTTTTGTCGGCATCCGTAACGCTGCCCTTTAGAAAATCGTCTATATACAGCGCACGGACAGTTTTCAGCGGGTGCATGGCTTCGGTGTATGCTTCGGCGTCGTTGGTCTTCGCCTTGATTGCCGGAATATCTCCCCGCCATT